TCTTGCTGCCCCTTAGAGCGTGAGCAGAAGGACTTTCTGCGCTTAGCATCCTTGCTACCTGGTTTTGGATCACCAGTTACAGCAGTCTTAAGTTTGGAACCTGGGTTCTCACGACGATAGGCATTAACTGCTTTCTGACTCATACCATCAGTTTTATCACCTTTATTGACCTTCTGCCAATCTTCACCAAGGTCTTGTCTCCAATCTGAAAACTCTTCTTTTCTTACTTTTGTCTTGCTGGGTCCTTTATATGCCTGTGTTCCAGTAAACTTTTTACCATCAGGAGTTGGAACAAATTCTCCATACCCTCCCTTGTGCTTATCATTATGTTCTACATCACCATCAACATCAGTATCAATTCTTTTTACTGCTTTAGCAACTATCTTTTTAATATCTCCAGTAGGAACCTCAATCTCCCCATGAACATTTTTTGATTCGCCAACTGGAACGCAATTAGGAACTACTTTCTTACCCTTCTTCTTCATTCCCTTTTGGGTATATCCAACCCAACACTTTTCATCAATGGGTTGTCCACCTTGAATTGGATCGGGTTCAATAAGATTTACTGTCTCGATTTCAAGTGCCTTAAAGTCATCTCTCCAGTTTGAGAAATCATAAGACTCTGACTTATTGCCCCAGTTAGCAGCACCGACCTTACGACACTTTACAAGTGCTCCTGATGCATATGCACTGGGCCAAACGGAGTAACGAGACTTAACTTTATTGTAGCAAGCATCTTTCTTGCCACTACCCTTACCTGGTTTATCCTTTGCTTCTGTTACTTCTACTTCTTCTTTTTTCATTTTCTTCTTAGGGTCTGTAGAGACATATGTTGGTTTTGCGGCACCAGACTTTTGTTGTTGTCCTGGGTCCGCTTTCTTCTTTCTTCTTTGAGCAGAAAGTCTCTCTGCCTTACTCATACTTGCTCTTTTTGCGGAGGAGACGCATTTAGGAGTTCCTTCACCAGGTTCGTCACTTGCACAGGTTCCACCTGTCACAACATTGACCCAACCCTTCTTACCATCTTTTGATTTGGACTTTCCGAACCAATCGCGGAGTCCCTCCTCATTTATCATTTTTTAAAGAAGATTACTCTTTATTATTTAGAAAACCTTGTTTAAGTAGTTTTTGTAACTCGGTGGTTGATCCAACAAATACAGCATTATTTGTAACATTGTTGTTGGTAGTTTTTACAGATTGATCCTCAACATCTTTAAGTTTTTTCTGTAGGTCAATGAGTTTGTCTGTAGTATCAGCAACACTCTTAATCAATTGTCCAGCGACTTCATATGCTCTGGGACTTCCACCCTCTCCGGCAAGTTCCATGATTCCATTGATTGCCTCCTGACCTTTTTCAATCAAGGAGTAAAGATTGGCTCGGGTATACTCATAGTCCTTTTCAATATCAGGACCTTTTGGTTTTACTCGATCTAATTCAGAAGAAACCTTTTCAGGTTTTACAATGCTACTTTCCACATTAAGTGCCTCGTCGATAGAATCATAATTATCAGACATAATTTATCAAATATCCTGTTGTTGTGTTGGACTATATGATTTGGAATCGGTAAACGTTTCCCAAGATTCGCTGAAACCAAAATCATCATCTGGACCAGCACTGACAGGATCTGGTGTAACTGTATATCTCATTTCGCGTTTTGCTGTTGAAGTATCTGAACTAGCATAAACGTCTGCCTGAACTTTACGAATAAGACCATCCGTAGTTTCTGCGATGGGTCCAAACAGATAAGTCTTTGCAGTAAATCTTAGGGTATATATTAAAGCTCTTCTAACTGTGAAGTCTCCTTCATAGTCATCTTGCATATCAATACTGTCTAGAACAACAGGAACATCCTTCTTTTCTCCGATAGAATCAACTAAGTCTAATGTAAGATTGAATGATGGTTGAAAAAATGGCAATATCTGCTCAATGATTTGGAGAGCATCATCACTTAACTTTGTGTATATTGCTAACTCAAATCCAATATTATATGGGACTGGCATATAGACTTTTTTAATATTGCCAGAAGTGTCAGAAGCTTTGAATGTCTGTGTTACTCCCGCTTTTCTTGAAGGATCATATTGTATAGATGTCATTTCGAATGACATTCTTGGGAGAGTGATGGCAATTGGTTTTTTTAGGTCTGCTTGCTGTTCCAGTTTTGCTAAGAACTTTTGCATAGGACCATAAGATAGTCCAACCTTAGTTTCGTCAACTACATTATTATTTTTATCTTCATGTCTAATGTAGATATTATTAAAGAGAGTTCCGAAACTAACGATTGTTTTTCTTATAATTTCGTGATAAAAATAAGTTCCTAACATTAATATTCTCCAAATGGATTACTTTCTGTGAAGTCTAATATTGAGTCCGCCTCTGTTTCTATTTCTTCATTAATATCATAAGACTCCTCATAACTATCATTATCATAGGATTTAAGTATATAGGTTGCAGAAGATGCTGCTCCTGTTATGACTTCACCAGCAGAGAACTGTCCATCATTTAATCCAACATAAAGTTCTATTGGTGGATTGTCGGAATCCAAATCTCTTCTATACTTAATACTCTTAATTTCTGCTGTTGTTCCAGAAAGAGAACCAGTAATAGTTTCATTAACAACATAAGTCCCTATTCCAGTTGTAGATACACCAGATATTGTGACAGTTGGATTTACTGTGTATCCATAACCAGCATTTGTTATTTGGAAACCAGAAACTCCTCCAGAGGAGTTTATTGTAGCCACTGCGGTTGCTGTTTGTCCGACAGAAGGACCAGTTATAGTAACTGTTGGTGCTGTGAAGTATCCATTACCTGCTCCACCTACTGATAATGTTTGAACGCCATTATCAACTATAACCGCAGTCGCAGCAGCACCAGTTCCGCCACCACCAGATATAGTCACTGTTGGTGGATTTGTTGATGTATAACCAGAACCTGCATTCGTTATTCGTATTTCTTTTACGGATCTAGTTCCTCCAACAGAAGTTGTTATGGCGACAGCAGTAGCAGTAGTTCCAGCACCAGGAGCAGAAATAGTAACGGTTGGGGCACTAGTATAACTATATCCATCATCTGACAATACAATCTGCCCCACCATTCCAGTGCTACCTATTGATGCCGTAGCAGTAGCACCAATACTTACAGGATCTAAAACCAATGTTGTTATGTAACCTTCATCCTTAACAGTATTGTCAATCTCTTCTATAGAAGTATCAATGTCTTCATTTTCATACTCAAATAATTCACATTGTAGTTCATAGACATATGTTTTTCCTAATTGATAGAATGGTTTTTCTGCTTCTACCCTCTTAATTTCAAACAATCTTTCTCCCAATGGGAAGTAAATTAAATCTCCTTCTCTTGGTCTTGTTGTGATATTAATATCATACTCTGTGTTTGTACCATCAGTTATTGCTTGAAGTTCTCCATTTAAAAAGGGAACTATAGATTCTTCAAATCTCTCGCTAGAAATAATTAAATTGATTTCATTTTTTAATCTCAATCCAAACTTCGTCATTATATCTGAACCAGGAGCATATCCCTCATAGTTGTCCAAATATGCTTCAATAATAAAATTGTCATCAAATTTTGATGACTCCACTTCTCTCAATATATCATCTGTTTTTAAAAACTTTCTAGGAAGATAATAGACATCAATGCCATAAATTTTTAGTTGCTCATTAATAAGGTCTTGTACTAGAAATTGCTCCCCAGCAGAACCTTGTAGGAAGAAAGGATTGAGTGCCATAATTATCCAATAAAATCTAATGGTGGTAATTCATATTCCATGGTCATTCTTTGTTTGATATCTTCAAGTTCTCTTTCAGCATCTTCATAGAGTTGTCTACCATTCAGTTCTATTCCACCTGGTAGTTTTACACCATTAAACTTGATAAGATTTTGACCCCACTGTCTCTTAATGAGAGCAGTTAAATATTTCTTGACAAAACTATCATTATATATTTGACTAAATGATGCTGGGTCAAGTGCTCTATAACATTCAATTACTATAAATTCATTTGCTGCCTGAGATCCCCAATCTATGTCCAAATATAATCTATCCTGTCTCTTATTAAATCTTACTTGCTTATCCGTGGTCAAAAGAAAATCTATATCTTCCAGGTAAGACTTAACCATCGAATATTGTAAGAGTTCGACTGAGTTGAAATAATATAAGTCATTTAAAAACAGTTGATACTTAATACTGAACATTCCACCAGAAATAGAACTAGTGTCAAATTTAAATATTCTTTCGATACCAATAACAGATTCTGGAACTTGAATATAGTTTGAATTTTCGTAGAAACTAAATGTTGTTGCTGCTCCAACAATAGTTGAAGTTCCGGTGGTAGTTACAATTCCTACTCCACTCGTTCCTCCCGCCTTACCTCTGGCAACATCATCACTTGTTATTTTATATTTCAAATACATTTTTTCGACACCATCATAGTGTCTTTCATTGAAATATTGTATTGCATCATCGACAAGATCATCTATTTGATCATCATCGACATTAATTTCTAATACAGGAGCACCTAGTCTTCTGAGACAATAGTCAATAAGTCCTTGTCTTGTGGATGGTTTAGCCATTAGAATTCTCCTCCATCTATGACCGAAGACCACCTAGGCAGTCCAGATGCATTTGTGGTAAGTATTAAATTTGTTGTTGTTAACGTTTCTGTGCTGGAACTGTTGGCACTTATTAATTTACCAGTATTATCAAAATATGCTATTCCATTGGGTCCATCATAATCATCGGCATCATAATATAATCCCTGAGTTACAGTTACAAATCCTGTTATATTTAATGAATCTGTAAATGTAGATATGCCAACAACGTATAAGTTGTTTGTTGTAGTTATTCCAGATGTAAAAAGATTTCTCCATCTTTTAGCGTCAGAACCTAAATCATATGATGCATCATCATTAGGCACTAAACTTGATATAAACTCTCCACTAACATTAATATCATCACTATCAGCATCACCAAGATTTATAGTACCACCTCTAAAAGTCGCTGTTCCAATAAAGTTGGATGTTCCAGCAACTTCTAAATTTTGACCTACAAATAAATTCCCTCCGGTGGTAGTAATTCCACCATTAGATGCTAATGTTGATATACCAGATATGTTAAGACTTTGTGCTGTAAATGGTCCATTAACCTGTAATGCAGGTGTAAATATTCCATCGGCAGAACTGATAGTGACCGCAGTTCCTACATTAACAAGATCATTATCACCATCAATTACTACTGTTCCAGTTCCAAAAGTTGTTATTCCCGCAACAGATAATGTATCAGTTATAGTTACCGAATGATCGATAACACTTGTCATTATAAATTGAGAAGTAGGAGCATCCCATACAAGGAATATTCCATCCTGCTCTTTTAGCGTCGAATCAACGTCTACTAAACTGAGGAGTTTTGTTGGTGCTGCTGAGGCATTTGATAATACACGAACAGCGTTTTGTGACCCAACTCTAGCTTTAATGACAGGCATTACCTGGTTACCCCCGCTCTAACAAGTGCAGATCCTTCCACTGGTTTTGTCACAACACCAAGAGGACTAGTTAGTTTTATATCATACACATATCTTCCGTACTTCAAGTTTGAAGTAGCAGTTGTGCCCAATGATATTTGAACTTTTCCTTCTGCTGCTGATGTAATCGTAGATGAAAAAGATACAGAAGTAGAACTAGTATATGTTTTTCTAAGTTGGGCGTCAATAGTATAATTTGACAAATCTAAAAGACTTCCCGTTAAAGTATCTTCCAACTGAAAAGTAGTATCAAAATCAAATCCCTGCTCAATTACTATATTTGATACAAATACCGCCATTATTCAGATAGGGTGCGTTTATATAGATATTTATATTAACCAAAGACCTAGGATATTATTTTCTATTCAAAAGATCCTTCAAAAGAGATTTTATTTCATCAATATCCGATTTCATCCGATCAATTTCGGATTTTTGAAGTTGTTTCTGTTCCATCATATTCACATAATTATTGTATGAAGTGGTATCACAATTTACTATGGCACCACTTTTTTCATCTCTATAAAGATTTTTATAACCTTCTACTCTTATCATACAAGTGCGATAGTTCTCAGATCCTTGATTCTTGGTGCATGTGCCTGATCTGTTCCAGACATTACAATTTTGATTGTATATCCAGTAAACAGATCTAAATTGTCAGCAGTAAATTCATATTCAAGATATTGATTTTCCAAACTTGCTGGAACAAAAGAATCAGGTCTTCCACTATTCTTAGATGCATCAACAGGAGTAATTGTACCATCAGCACCAATGGTCAAATTATCATATCCAGGGAACAATTCAAATTCCTGTGTTACTTCGCCAGAATCTGCTCTGATAAGATTATAGAGAACTCTGAAATCTGCCGACTCATGTCTATATGCAGCAAGAATAACTTTAAGAGAAGATGCTGCCTGAGTCAAATTAACCGTGTTAGAAACATAAACCGCAGAATGTGGATCAAACAATAAGGAATTAACTCTATTATCAGCAGAATAATCTGATATTGGTTGATTCAATCTATTCAATCTAAATTCTGTCATCGCAGTATCAGTATAGATGATTGGTGACAGATTTGGATCAGTTGTACTTAATGTTATGCCGGTAGTGAATGACTTATTTCTTGGTAATGTAGTAAGTCTTGTAGTTTCATTGATATTGGAAGCAACCATTCTTACAGAATTCAATCTGTTTACTTCATTAAGTTCAACATTTTCGAAACCTTTATCAACAAATGGTGTTTCTGAACCATCAACACTTCTTCCAGTAGTAGTTCTCACCGAAGCCGTCACTGATGTTGAAGAACTTGGTGTCAAGACATCATAATTTGGAACAATTTCATTGAATTGAATGTTTTCCGTTGCTTTACATCTGTCTCCACCGATAGATGCTTGTGATGTGAAGGATAATTGTGGTGTCCCAGAGGTGTCTCCATCATTAGATCTGTCAGATCCATTTGTTGACATGTCAATAGCAACATGATACTGATCAATTTCATTTCCGAGAGAACTTACATCATGAGTAACGCCATTGATTCTTCTAAGAGAAACTCCATTTAACTCATATTTTGTGACTGAACTTCCAACTTCATGCGGCTGTACTTTACCCTCTACTGCTCTTGCACTTATGGTAAGAGTTCCACTACCAACAGCATTGTAAGAAATTATTTCGTCGCCAATTTTTACATATCCAAGATAAGATCCAGAAACTGTTTGTCCTTCAAAGGTTGTAAAATTGGAAGTGCTTGCAACACTAATCGTTGTAGATTCATCAATTGCTAAGGAAGAACTCAGAACCGTTGGTGGTACGTTTGATTGTATATTGGAAAGAATAACCTTATTTGTTGAATGATACATTCCATGGTCAAAATGATCAATTCTCAAATAATTTCCAGAACTTAAATTAGAACCTTCCGAAGTTCTATCAGTGATTGTTGTTCCCGCAAGAGAAACAATAGTTCCAGAGTCATTGTAGTAACTTACTGCTGCTCCAACTTGGAAAGTCTTAGATGCTCCTTTTTCACCCTGTACATTTGAAAGATAGAGAGTATCTAATCCATTAATGGAACCGATTGTAATTCTAGCATCTCTTCCGAGAGTTGTTACAATACCAACAACATCTCCAACTTGATATCCATTTCCAGTAGCAGTTGTTCCAGCAATTCCGGTAATAACTCCGTTAATTGCAGTAACACTAAGTCTAAGACCAAATCCACTACCAACAAGAGTTGTAGTTTCCAAGTTATTGGCAGTTACATAATTTTGTCCACCATCCGTAATTGTTACTTGGGAAACAGAACTTCCTTGACCAACAACGTGACCATATCCAAATCCATTCGTTCCAGAAATTTTTCTACCAACTGTTAAGATTCCAATGTTACCATCTCCAGCAGCGATTGAGGATATTCCAAGAGTTACTGTTTTTGGTAATGTTGTGATTGGATTGCTTCCCAAATTCTCAACGTAACCATTACTTTCATCTAATGTTGGATTGTAGAAGAAAGCGGTTCCAGTTGTAGATGTGAAGTTTGCTTTATAGAGTTTGAATTTAAGATCCTGATACTGATTAGCGGTCCAAATAGACCCATTTTGAGATTTGAACAGACTTCCGAGAGCAAATTGTTTTGAGTAAATAACAGATTCGGAATCTGGTAAAGATTGTGTATTGACAGTTTTCTCACCCATTTCTGCAATCCACAACTCATATTCATCAGTTGTTTCTGCTACTGCAACGATTGCATATTCTTGTCCAGGTGCGAGGAATATTGGATAATCGAATGTTACTCTGGTTGGTGTTTCGCCAGTTGTTGAAGTATTGACATTTTCTGGTTTTAATGTTACTGGATTTCCAATAATTGTTCTTGTTGGTGTACCCAATTCAACAGTTCTTACTTCAATTCTTACTGGATCATTTCCGGATGGTTTAGTGCCAAAGAAAAGATCTACTGCGGTTAAGAAAGCACCATTAGCATCATCATTTTGTCCATTTAAATCGGGAGCATCAATTGTTCCACCGACACTGAATGATTGTGCCAGAGGATCATAGAAGTTGGCAGTAACTCTGGTAGTTTGACGCTGACGAACTTCAAATCTACCTTCAGATCTGTAAGATGCTTCTGCTGTTGACTGTAACTTACTTCCTGGAAGAGGAGCAGCATTTGTGGAACTATTTGTCAATTTATAAGTCTTAGTTCCAGTAGATATTCTAACAGCAGGAGCTGGAACTGTGTATGGATCTCTCAGGAAGAATGAACCTAACAGATCGCCATAATTGTCACTAATCAGACGAAGATCCTTAACATATGCAACAGCACCACTGGTTTGACCAACCAATTTAATTCCAGCCTTAACATATCCAGAATATTTTCCTTGCGCCTCTTCCGAAAGAGCAAATGTGTCAACATTTAGAACCTTAGTTGATTGACTATATGTAGGAGAAAGATTTTCCGACTTTATGTATGGATTTATGTTAAAAGTTTCTGATGGTGAATTAAATGCACCTTCTTTATGATTCCCAGAGCATAATCTAAATGTGATTATGGACTCATTATCATCATAACCAATTACAGTTTCTCCAACCTCAAATGATCCAACGGATCCATAATTTGCCAGTGATGAACTATTAGAAATTTCAAGTAATTTTGGAATAAAATCAACACTACCATTTCCATCGAAGAATTGATAGAATCTTGTTAAAGGTTTTAAGTTATTGGCAGAGAACTGAGTGTTTCTGGAACGCATGTATGCATCTCTACCAGAAGAAACTACAACATCCCGTGAAGATACAAAGGTTGCCGAAGTTCCCCTGCGATTTGGATCTGGAACGTTCCTTGTGACCGAAGAGTTGGAATCTGCAAGTCTAATAGTTCTAACCCAACTATCACTAGTAGGAGATAACTTAACAAATCCATTATATGAAACTACATGGAATGGATTTACATTTTCTACCTTAGTCGCTAATGGTTGTTCGATCCATCCAACACTAGTATATTTTAATGTAACGGCACTTCCAGTTTTTTGTACATTAGAATCTAAGAGAGTTGAAGTTGTAGGTAAATCCAGATTTTCATCTGTGGTATCGACTGATGTCGCTATCTGACTCTTGAGAGAATTGTCGCTAATTATAGTTGTAAGTTCCTGAGCGTTGGAATCTACTTCTATTGAAGAAACATCCAGATTAATTAAAGAATTATTTTTGAAATCATCTACAAAGAAACCAGTCTTAAATCTGTTGTTTCCTTGAGCATCTTGAACTTGGAGAGTTTGAGTGTTTAATTCTAAGAGAGAAAGTGAGGTAAGTCTTTCCAGATTTTCAATTCTACCTTCAAGTTTTCCAATATCTCTCATAGTATATCTTCTATTATCTACAAGTGAAATATTAGCATCACTTGGATCATAGAGATATGCGGGAAGAGTTATTGTACCCAAATCCATTAATCCATCAGGATTTTTGTTTGTTGGAACTTTTGGATTGGATTCGGAAATTCCTTTTTGAACAATAAAATTGCCAAATGTATCTAAGTAAATCTTATCTATTCTGGGAAGATAATAATTATAACCAATCAAAGAACTTTCTTTTGGTTTCAAAATAAGTTTTGGTAAAGTTCCAAAAGTTCTCGAATCGAAATCAAATGGAGATTTGTCAGTGGCAGTGAACTGCGATACTCTTGGTCTAAAATCAAGAGTATCAGAAGCTCTTACTCTTCTTTCTCCAATGTATGGAATATCTTCTGCAAATCTGTCTTTATCGTAACTCAAAATGGTGTAGACATCACCACTATCGGAAGCAGGAACAGTATAATGGTCAAATACAATCTTCAATCTTCTAGAAGGAACTGGTGTATTTGAACTCCTAACAATTCTGGAATAGTCGTAGTATTGATCCCTCTGACCCTTATCTAGGGTAAAGGATGAAGTAACATCCTTATAAGAACCTCTGGTTACAGACTGTAATGAAGCAGTGTTGTTGGATTCTTCCAATGTTACTGATTCGCCAGCAATAAATCTGTCTTGATTTAGATATACGACAGATAAAACGAGGGAAGATGGTTTACCAACTACTCTTGCTACTGTATTACTTGAAGAACTTGTAATATTTTCCCCAATGATTGCATTACTTACTACTGATGTATCGAAGAATTGAATTTGATCCAGTGTTGGTGCATTTTCATCTAAGGATTCGTGGATAGCGAGAACTTTTACTACATCTGGATAATTTAAAGAAATCTCTTCGTCTTGGACTCTCAATCCATAGTTTGTGTTGTATGTGAGACCATCATTGACGGAAGTATTGACACCAACACCAGACTGTTGATCTCTTGAATAGATGACATCAAGTGTTGAACTTCTTGTGTATTCTTTTATTTTGCTCTGAATACCATTCTTTGTCAGAGAGGCATTTACTACAACATTATTGGTTTGACTTGCCAATAATCCATTGATAGTTACAGTATTATTGCTGATGGAGAATGCGTCGGAAGTTACTGTTCCGATTCCACCTCCATTGTAATGTACAGAATACCTTTCTTCATCAAAAGGATCAAAAAATGCACTTGTGACTCCAGCAGTAATTCCAGTTGAAGATAAATCAAACGTTAAAACACCGCTAGGATCTGTTGATTCTCCAGTAATTTGTTCTGATATTTTTAACGATGAACTAGAAAGATTTACTGATTCGATATTGGAATCTGGAAGTTCTGCATAGAGGTATCCTTTGTCTTGATTTCTCAATGCTGGAACGCCAAGTTTAATCTGAGAATATGTTCCATTAGAAACTGTACCTACATGCACACCAGATACAGTTGTAGATGCTGCAAGTGTTAAGGATGTTGTATTATTCGCCGTAACTCTATTGAAAGTTTCATCGCCAGAAGCAGTTTGATATCTAATAATATCACCAACTTTAATGCCTGTAAATACTTTTCCTGGACTTACAAGAGTATTTCCTCCGCTTATGGTTCCACCAACAACACCATTGGGAAGATTGATAGAATCTAAAAGAGAATCTGCCGTAAATGATGGGAATCCAGAAACACCAGATTGAGAAACTGATTTAATATCTCTTGTTCCATATGAAATAACGGATGCCACTGTTGCGGAAGCATCGACGCCATTAATAATTAATTGTTCACCAACAGAAAATGTTCCTGAAGTTTGTCTTATACTTACAGTACTTCCAGAACCAGAGGAAACTGCATATCCACTAGCACCACTACTCTTACCTTTAATATAAGATGAAGTTATTAATCCCAGAGGTGCTACTGGTGTATTTAAGGTGAGAGATGTGTAAGTCTGAACGTCATAAAGATAGAGATCCCAATTTGTAGATCCATCTTGATACGAAGAACCAGTTAAATTAAAAGTATAGACTCTGGCATCACCAATCTGTGTTCCACCACCAGCAAATTGATCATAAAGATCAATGGATTCCTTTTGTTTTGGTGCTCCACTTACATTATTGACTCTAAGAAGGTTCCCCATTTCGAAGGGAATATTTGCAGCAGATATTGTTGCAGTATCTCTTGGTTTTTCTACGTCAATAATTGTATTGGAAACTTTCTCCACATTATATCCACCAACATAAGCTTCTCCGGGAGAAACTTTAACGCACATTAAATTATCGGAAGGTGAATTGAGTTGATCTGTGGACTGATTATCAAAGAATAATCCATCATTACCCAATTTATCATTAAGTGAATTGTGTAATGATACTTTAAAATTGTCTAATGCATAATGACCAGACTCCTCATATGTTCTTTCTGCAATATAATCACCAAGTCTGTTAAGTTGAGTTTTATTTTCAATCTTCTTTATCTTACCATCTTCTACTCTGAGAAGTTCTACGAAATCTGTGTCGTTAGTATCTGTGAGTAATTTCTTTGATAGTGTTAAATTGATTTGTAATCTATCTGCACCTGGTGCAGCATAATTTGTAAATCCTCTTGCATTATCATACAAAGAAGAATCATCCTTAGCATTAACAAGTAATTCACTGATTGTCAAACCAACTCTATAAGATGGTGTATTGGCATAATTATCGAGTATAATTGTTTGTTTGGATACGTTTGCAAAATATCCTCTAATAAAATATACTCCTTCTCCAATAGATGCTGCCGATCCAATGGAAGTTGCGTTTAAACTAATTAGAGATGCGAATGGAGTTCCAGCATTAATTGTCGTATTTCCATATGTTACGTTTTCACTGGCAAATAATGCTTCTCCATCTTCGAATTGATCGAAAGTAAAATTATTATTAGAATCTACATATTTTACATAGATTGTTGGATTTTCGATATTAGAATTATTTGGAAGAGCAACAAATTGTACAGTTGCAGTAGTACCAGATGTTTGACCGGTAATTTTTTTCCCTATAAAACTATTCAAATATAGGGATACATCTATTCCAAATTCTATTGTATTTAATTTAACCGCATAAAACTGCCCATCATAGGCAATGTTTCCTGGAATTACAACAGTTCCTTCTTTAAAAGTATAACTGCCAAAAGATTCAATTTGATTTTGTAATATTGATTGTAATGTAGTTAACTCTCGTGCCTGAACTGGAAATCCTGGCTTAAATAAGACTTTATAAAAGTTTTTACCCGAATCAAAATCATCATAGTATGGGTTGATATTTAAGTCTGTTTTTTGTGCCATCTTTTTTAGAATTCCAGAATAATTTTAACGTCTTCTTTTTGTCTGAGATTTCTTCCAACTTCGGGTCTATTGTCGATGTAGATAATATCCCCCGTCTTTTTATTTATCTCTGGATTTGAAAGTCCACCTGTAAAATTGACACCTAAATTGATTCCGTTTTCCGAACTTCCAGTAAACCCAGATGATACCGTTGTGCTAGTTGCAGTGGTAAATGTAACACTATCAGTATTATTAAAATCAACAACTTTCGAATCTACTCCAATAGTTGTTCTGTCTTCCTGATTGATTCCATCAGTCAAGAACAAAGATCTGTCTCTAAAATACTTTAATACTTTTGTATCACTATCATACGAAGCAACCCATCCTTTTGCAATTTCTGTAGAAGATTGTTCTTGGCTAACTCTTTCTCCCACTGCAGGTGTTCCTGTATATGAAGAATTTAGTTTCAATGCATATAAAGAAGAATAGTTTGAACCAGTGAATGTAGTAACACCAGATGAATACTCTTTTGGATTCTTAACTATCCCAACCTGAGAAAACTTTGTATCTACAGGGAAATCTTTCGTTGAATCGTCAAATCTTGCATATACTAAAACTCTATCAGCACCTAACTCAGTGTAAATATCATATCCATGACCTTTTGATGGTGGAATGATGGGAATCAAATTCGCTGCACTTGATATAGTTCCTGTTCTCTCCAAATCAACAATACCAAATGTATATCCCTTTCCACCAGTTGTGACATTTGTGGAGGTAATAGCACCATTACTATCAACCGTTATAGCAACTTTTCCACCAGTGCCATCGCCCAAAATGTCATATGTGGATGCTGTGTATCCTAATCCAGCATTTTTAATATAAACTTTTTTAATCTGGTTATTGTTAACGTCAGAATCTCCTGCTTCTCTGACCGCTTGAATTTGAGAATCAGAAGAGGTTGCCCAGTCGTTAGGAAGAACAATATATTCCGTAGAATCGAATTTAATTATATCACTTGGAGAAATAGAGAATAAGTATTTCCACCTATACCCATCAGATCCAGCACTAAAAGGTTGTAAATCTGTTGAGGTTGGTTCAAATTTCGATCTGCCACCTTTCAGATTAGATCCAGAAGAACCATTATCAATACAAACATATACTCTATAATCACTGTTAATTACATAATAGTTTGAATCATATAATCTACTGGTTCCAGAATTTGGAGTTGTATTTGAGGAACTATAATCATGCCTATACATGTCATAGGCAGTGTTTGATGTCCACTGAACTTTTCTTATTACTCTTCTAATATTTGTACTAGTAACTCTTTTTCCAAATATTCCAGTATCTCTATAATGTGTTAGATACTCAAAATTATCAGTTGGACTTGGAGGTCCACTAGTAGCAGTGCTCCAATTAGAAGTTCTACCAAATCCAACAGCGGAAGAATTTGGTAGACCTAAGAAAACATAGTATGAATTATTAGCATCCAATACAGAATCTATAAAGTTACTCGCATTCAGTATTCTAAATTGATCTGTTACGACAGCAGCCATATTAACATAGTTTTTTAGATATTTATAATAGTTTGGGGAGAGCGCCAGTAGACCTTATTCCAACATTTCTTCTCTGAATGATTGGATATGTTGAAAGTCCGGACACTACTTTTCCAGTTACACCTATTGAAACTGGATTAGAAGATCTAACTAGTCCAGACGTATTGGACAATCTACCCCATGAATATCTGCCAACTGGGTAATTTGTAGTTCCGGTGGTGTCTATTCCAACAAGATTTGAGGCAGAATGAACGCGACATGTTACAATACCAGTAGCATTATCAAGTGATTCTACATAATAAACATTATCAATATGTGTTGTTCCAATACCAATAACTTCGCTATCGGAAGAATTAATAGATGTAATTCCAGAACCAACTAATGTGTCGAAAATATAAATTGGATATCCAACTTGAAGATCTGAACCAATCAGAGAATCCAGAGTAAATTCTATTGCAACATTTGGTGAGGTTGTTGATGCAATGCCAACAATTGATCCAAAATCTCCCTGAATAGTAGAGAAATTCTTCACAAGTTCAACTGATCCACTGGCAGTTGTTGATATTCCATCGACAACCAAACCGTCAAAGGAAGATAAATCTGGATCTTCATATTTGAACAGTTCCACGCTATCAACAAATATTTGTGTATCAGTCGTAAATACATCGCCAATGATATTTACGGTTGGGAAAATCAATGGTTCGATGGAATCTCTTGCCTTAGAAACAATTTCTCCATTGATTTCCTTGTCAACTTTTTGTTTTGTCCAACTTAATGGTCTGTAAACAGTTGATATTCCTGGACCAGAATATAAATCCGTTTCAAATTTATCCGAGAATGATAAGTCCGTAATAGTTCTCTTATTTTGAGATAGAATGTTCGGGATATCATTGAATTTTTGAACCTGAACAATATCACCTTTTTTTATAGTTTCATTAATATTGGTGACTACACTGATATCAGCAGAAGAACCTTTATAGAAGTAAATTGAAACCTTATCTTCTGGTTTTGGTGCAGTGGTGAATATAAAGGATGTTCCACCACCAAATGTATAATTAACCCCTGGTTCCTGAAGAACTCCATTAATAAAGATTAGTAAGCAATTCTGCAAGTTAATTCTAGAATCAGGTTCCTTTTCAAAACTAATAAGTTCTCCGTTGTAGAACAGTGGGAAGGTTGTTTTTACACCATCTTGAAGATCAGAAATCGAATCAATAAAATCTAATTCGCCAAACTCCCAAGCTGCAAACTTATCGGAATATGTTTCTAACACTGTTAATTCAAATTCGTTTATGGGAGATGACAGTCTGGCGTCGGTAACAAGACCAACAGGTTTGATTACATCACCTCTTCGGAAAGAATATCCATTTCTAGAAATTCTATAATCCGTTACACCAAAGTGTGTTGATGCAATTCCAACATTACTTACATTTCCAACACTCAAACTGATTGATAATCCAATACCAGTTACAGTTGTTGCTCCAATTCCAATTCTAGAAACTCCGATGGCCGAAAGATTTTCATATGATGGAGATGATACTGATATAGATGGATTTGTATATCCTGTTCCTCCACCAACAATATTGAATGAAAGTGTTCCACCAGCACCAACGGAAGCAGTAATAGTTGCTGCTGTTCCGGAGTGATCATCTTCATAAACAGTAACTCCAATAGAAGTTAGTCCATTGTAACCAGATCCAAATGATCCTCCAGGAATTCCCGTGCTAATACCTGCAATAGATCCTCCCGCACCCACTATAGCGGTTACAGATGCTCCTACAAGAGGTGCAAATCCAAGTCCAGGAGTAGATCCCAAGGAAACGATAATTCCACCTCTTGGAGTTTCATTTTGATTCACATCACTATCAGATGTGATATATTCTAATGGATCACTATTAGGAACTGTAATTCCAGAGAAAACTATTGTGCTTATACCAGCAGAAGTATTCTCTACAATTTCAAAATTACCTCTTGGATTATTTGGTGTTGTTGGTTGTTGGAAAATTCCATTAATCAATACAATTCCACTACCACCAGTTGTTCCGATACCAGTTGTATTTGATCCACCAACTTGCAGGGTAAATGTTCTGCCAATACCATTGAACTCATTTGATAAATCATCATATATTTTGTTTGTTGAATAATCAGATCTTAGGAAAACTCTTCCATTGAATGTAGAAGTCTCATAATCTAAATTAAACTTTGTCTTATCTATCTGCGGATTTCCTCTTGGAGCGTCTGCGAAATGTATTTCATTTTCGACAATATTGAATGCTCCTCTGTAAACATCCACTTGTGTCGATGATGCATAGGAAGTAGCGGAGGTTCCGATAAAACTCCTTTCAGTTTGAACAAGATTGAATGAACCACTATTAGTGATTGGTCCAACACTCGATGTTCCCAATCCTACATTATTAACTCGGAGATACTCATCACTAATCTTTAATATATCTGATGGATTTATTGAAGATATTCCACTCAGATTAAATATCGTGGTTCCTGTTCCAATTGAACCAGATAATGTATGAGAAACATTTGTAAAAATTAATGGGTGTTGAATGAGGTTATCAACAACTACAATTGACTTCTCATTTTTCTTCACCATTTCAAATTGGTGAGCATTTCCTCCACCAAGGTCTGTAAATGTTACAGCAGTTCCACTTCTTGTTGTTGATATTTGGAATTGATCATAATTTTGATTAGATACTACAGCAAAAACGGTAGAAGGAAGAGTGTCAGTTACACCACTGCTAACATTACTATATGTTAACGCAGTTGTTGCAATACCAATGATTGTTGATTTTGGTGTGTAAATTAATTCTTCACCATCTTTGAAGAAGTGGTTTGTGACATTAAATGTTCCTGTTGTTGCAATTAATGCACTGGTATCTTGTGGATCAATTACCTTAACAAAAATTGGAGTTCCTTCCGATGTTAACGTGAAATTAGTTCTGTTAATTCTATCCCCATTGATTGAATTGTAGAACTTCAAGTCTGTGGACTCTTGAATATTTCCATACTCTAATGCTGGTGGAGTATTCTGAGTATCTAAAGCATTATAGAAACACTGACTGAATGCCGAAATAACAGTATCTTCCGAAGAATATTCAGAATCTGGATAGAACTTAAGTTCCAAGTTTGATCCTGAATTATTTCCACCAAATGTTCCCATACCGATAGCAGTGTCAAAGGTTGTTATGCCGCTAACACTCAATAGAGATGATTGTTGTAAATAAACATCACTGTTGTCTTGTATCATCATAACTTGATGAACAGACTTTGTAGATCCAATACTAACTTCTACAAGAGATTTTACAGAATTGAATAATGTTTTATCAAGTGAAACGATAGTAGTTGTTCCAACACCTGATGTGGAATCGGACTTATAAATGACAGATCTCTCCGATCCGTCTGGTTGTCTATCCAATTTAAACCTATAAGTTCCAATTCCAGATGTGGTAGTTCCAAATCCAACAACTCTTGCTCTAAAAGTATTGTTATTGGAGGAAGTATTTGTGCAATTTAACGATAAAATTCCACCAGAAAGATCGGCACCAAAAGATCCTATGAAGTTATTTGAGAAACTCGATGTTTCACTTTCACTGTCAAAATAATATTCCGAAATATAGGTGTCTGATCCATCTGATGTTACATACAGTTCAACAAAATTCATGTCATTAGAAACATCGTCAATGATTTGCACATTTGCATATAACGATTCAAATTTCGTATTATCAAATGATGCGATGGTTCCAGTTGCTCCCGAAGTTGTTACACCAGTAGAACTTACCAAATCGATAAATCCTATCGAAGTTGTACCAATGCCAGAAATAGAATCTGTAAATCTATTTCTTATGATTTTCAGATCGTAATCTGTATCATAAGCATCCTCAGGGACAAATCTCAGATAACTATCGTTAAATTCATCTACTACGATAGACAAATCACCATATTGTTCGTCTGGTATATGTGATGTTGATCCGGATCCTGCGTTAACAACTCCACCTTTTTCTACAAGGAAACTATTACTACCATCATTCAATACTACCACATCAGTAAATTGAACTTCGCTGTTATCTGTATTTGTAATTCTAACTAAGAAATTTTCAAAAGAAATGGAAGGATCTAATTTGAGTAAATTTAGATGTTCACTTGGATTATCTTCAAAATAAGAGAATTGACCACTGATATCATCTATCGATAACACATCATTTCCAACATTATCAGTATAGTCAGTCAACTTTGTATTTGCCAATTTCAAATACTTAGAATTTCCGTTGGAATCAATATCAATGTCTCCAACAAAATCAAAATCATAAATCGTATCAACTCTAAGGTCATCTATAAAATCACGAATCACAGTTGTTCCATCAATTCCAAGGAGATCTGATGCATCTGATGTGGAAGTTATACCTGTGTCAGCAAAATCTTTCAGTCCGCTAGTATGAAGAAGAGGTTTGATTGATTTTTCTACTTCTTTATATTCTTTGCTACTCTTTATGGAGTATGAAAGATTCTGATAATAATCGTTATTAGGAATTACTTGACTATCGGAATTTAGTTTTCCAATTTCATTAGTCCAACCAGAATTTTTAGGAATAGAATAATTAACACCAAAATATCCAGAATTAGTTTCTATTTCATTGATAGTTGCTACTGTCCCTGATGATTTGCCTGTAATTCTTTCGCCCAGGGATAATTCATATGTTCCAGAAACTTTTAATTTAGTCCCATCTGAACTAGCAATGAATAAATCTCTTTCTATTTCATTTGAAATTAATTGTTCTCCAAGATTAAATTCTAGTCTCTTCTGCGTTACTTCAAATGTTGGATAATCATTGAAATGTATCAGTGAACCAAATCCACCCAGTGCTGTTTTTGCAATACCGGTATTTGTTGTTAGTCCACTATTGGCGGTGCTAGAAAGGTCAAATACTACTTTGTGATATGGAGATGCTTCAATGTAACTATCAACAACGAGGAATTTGTATCCATAATCCTCCGAATTAAATCCAGATCCACCAGATCCAAACTTTTCTACTCCTTCGACAAAAACTTTATCTCCAGCAGCAAATGGGAAGGTGCTAAATCCTAGTGGAGGAACAGTTATAGCACAAGTGAATATTCCAGTAGAACTAGATTCAACTCTTTGAATACTTATTCCATTAGTATTATTAATGGTAAGAATTCTGACAGAATCTTCTGGAAGACCTTTTGGATTGTTTTCTATTTCTACTGACTGAATTGATTCTCCCAGTACAGTAGCCTTCAAAACTCCTGTATCAATCTTTTCGCCAGATGTGGGATTTACAATAATAATGTCTGGTGATTGTATATAACCACTACCACCATTTTGAACTGAAACAGACTCTAATGTATTCGAATTTATTGTGACAATGTTTGGCGATATGAACGCTGTTGGACCCAGTGTTGGATCGAAGGAATATTCAAACTCTTCATTTACAATTCTTAGTTCCTTTACACTTCCAATAGAATTTGATCTTGTCAGTAGATATGCATCCTTACCATTTGTCGATGTAATATTATCAACAACTGGTAATTTTTTATATCCATATCCACCAGAAATAAGTTTCAAACCATCAATTCCACCCGATGCAGTCTTTGATGAGGTTGTATATTTCAGGTCATCACATTCACTCTGAGTATATGAAAGTTTTTCTGGAACACGATTAAGGACCAAATCAAAGGTTGTTGTGGCTACACCAACAATACTATAAGTTCTATTATATACACTATCTACAAATGAAATTTGCGAATAGTTAGTTACATCTCTATCAGCAGTGCTTATAAATCCAGATTTTTCTAAGTTATAGAATAATTTTTCAGGTAAGTTGGAACTATAATTTAAAGTCAAGGAAGCATTTGTTGATACACCAACGGTTCCGACACCTGATAAATTGAATGGTGTTGTTGAACCTGTGGAAACGAACTCATCTTTAAAATTATGATCTCTATAAATTTTGAAATCATATCCTGAGAGAGATGTGTCTGTTAAATCAAATACTAAATTATTATTTTTCGTTGATAAAATTTGGGGGTTGATCTGAGATATAAATTGAGAACTTCCACCAGTTCCTGCAATACTTACTACCGTTGGTGGTACTTTTACGGAATCAAAATATGTTTCGGAAAGTTTTATGTTATTAGAATCTACTTTCAATATGTAGAAATCGCCGGTAGACAATCCAGAAGCAACTAGATCAGCAGAATAGTAAACTTTATCTCCTGTTTCTAATTGATGATTTGTTAATGTTATGGTATTTGTAGTTGTATTAATTCCAGTAGAATTGAATCCTATTGGATTAACTAAAATTCTATCTTGGTTTCTAGAAATTTTTACCGCAGTAGATGTGCCAATTCCAACTGATAAATTAGAATTGACTGTCAAATCAACTATATCACCAACAGACATTCCATGTGAAGTTGAAACTGAAACTGTAGACTTTATCTTTTCAACTTTTCCAGTAATTTGACTATAATCAGACTCAAAGGAATATAAATCACTATCACTACCACCACTATGGAAAAATACTTCTTCTGAATTCAAAGTAGTTTTAATTCCAATTAAATTATCACCCTTGTTAACGACAAAAACAGTTGAGGGTAAATTGATGGTTGTTACGCCATCAGTTGAAACTAAAATATTGGATCCATCTGCAGTATAAACAATTTGCTGATTATTTTTGAATGGATGATTTTCGAGGTAAATTGATTTGGTTGGAATTCCTCTCTGAATACCAGTTTGATCACCAAAATCGAGAGTTACTAGATGAGAAGTTCCTACTGTTGTTCCAAATCCCACAGTTTCAATTGGATTGAAGAAAACTTTGTCATCTAACTTAGAATCAAAGAAATTGACATTCTGTTTAATCGTAAATGAATCGGGATTAAATATTATATTTGAATTTGAATCGTGCGAAACATTTATCAATCCTCTTTCTACACGAATTATATTTTGATTTCTATATAATCCCAAAACTTTGAGAGTTTCTGTTCCTATTCCAATACTACTTCCTATTGAAATGTTATCTGGAATTCTAGAAACGTATATTTCAGTTCCGCCAATACTTGTTGCCGACGATATAGAAGATATTGCAACAGAACTATTGGATGTGACATTTATTTTGTGTACACCGTTCAATTTAACAAGATCGGTGGATAGTCCAGAAATAGTTACATAATCATTATCACTCAAAGTATGATTTGGAAGAATCGAAACTTTTATAGTCTCTCCATCAACCCATGTAAAGATAGATCCCTCGTAGGTGCTGACAGTGGTTTCTAAATTAGTGATATTTTTTCCTTCTACTGATGAAACAACAGCATTTGCTCCACCACCATTAGTTCCTGTATCACTAAAATCTAGAACATCGTCAACTTTATAGTTGGAACCAGAGTTTTTAATAACAAATTTTTCAACAGATCCCTGTGCAACAGATTCTACAACTATTTTTTGCTTTGTAATATCATCTATTTCGGTTATAAAATCATACCCAGCATTTTTGTCGGAAACTTTATATGGGAAAGTATTTCTAAGTAGACTGGAGGTTGAAAAATCAAATGATTGGGTCAGAGTTGTATTTTCTGATAATGTTTCTGATTTATAATCATTTCCAATGAAATATGGGAATTGTGGAACTCCAGAAGAATCAATAGTGGCGAAGTAGGCATAAACTCCATTTGGAAATTCTGGTGTTTTTCCAAATCTGCCGTTATTTTTGTCCAGAGTAGATCCCGAACCAGTAAACTTATAATCTTCTACAAAGAATCCTGCCGAGAATCCAGATGGTCTATCCGAATATGATGTATCTAAAACGTAACCAGAAATGATTCTTTTTACTTGTGATGTAGAATCCTTTGGATCAGAATATCCATATGGTCCATAAATGGGATTTCCATCATAAGCCCATCCAATAATTCCAGAAATACTACCAGTTTCTCCAAATACTGTTCTTAAATCAGAATAATATCCAGAAACTGTATATTTCAGTTTATTACTGGATTCTAGTAAAATTTCATTCCCAAATCTAAGATTTTCATTTACGGTAAGTTGTCTAATTTTGGAATCCAATAGTGCATTGATTCCAGAAGATTTTACAAGAATAGAAGTCGTTGTATCAGAGTATCCTACTCCACCACTAATTATTTTTACTTCTGTTATTCTACCATTAGTAATTACTGGTCTTAATTTTGCGCCACTTCCAGATCCACTTACAATTAAATCTGGAATTGAATAATATTCTTCACCACCATACTGAATATCTACTGATCTTATTTGACCATTAGAAATGATGGGGACTAATGATGCATTTTTTCCATTTTTTATGGTTATAGTAGGTTTGTCTTGATAATTTAGTACAGTGGATCCATATCCAGCGCCATTTTCATAGAGATATACTTGCTCTATGCTTCCCTTTACAACAGGAGTTGCTACAATCTCCTGATAAGTTTGAGTATTGGTGCCAAATCCGACAGGATTGTATTTTATTGATACTGAAATTGATGGGTAACTGAAATACTGGTATCCAGAACCAGTATCAGAGAATGTTTCATATTTTTTTCTATTATAGTAGGATGTATTTGTTCCACCAACTCCTGCGTTACAAATTCTAAAAGAGTTATCATCAATTTTTAAGACATAATATTGATTGGACGATGAAATTCCAGATATTGCAGATGTTTCGTAATCATAGGTAACCAACTCTCCCGTTTCAAATCCATGATTTTCGAAGATAATCGAATTTTTTGTGGTTGAGATTCCAGATGACTTGACAATTAACTTCCTATTTGTATATCCACTTCCACCATCAATTACTTTTATTTCTGAGATTGTGTTTTTGGAGGTTACGGTCGTAAATTTATGAATTCCCTGAGTTCCTGTGGAAAACCCAATAACATTAGTGTTGTTATTATAATCATTCAAGGTTTCAAACAAACTTACGGTGGTATTATTCTCAACCTTTACAAAATAAGAGGAATTGTTTATTAGTGTAGAAGATCCAGATCCAATTACTACCTGTGAATTTCCATTTGAGTTATATATTACCTCTTCCCCATTGTTTAAATTATGGTCTGTTAAGAAAGAGATTCTATCTCCTGTTGTACTTATACTCCCACCATTCGATACAGTTTTTCCATCAAAACTTATTTCTCTTACTCTCTTCCTAACAATAGGTTCTAAAACAGCCCCTGATCCATTTCCTCCACTAATATCCACAGAAAGAATTTTATTGATGTCATAATCCTGAGCATCAATATAAACCTCAGTAATAGATCCACTAACAACTGGTTGTGCTAATGCATTTGAGGAACCAGAAGAGATTGATATATTTGGAGGATTTACAACATCATAACCCTCTCCACCATTTAAAACATCGATGGATTGTAAAGGACCATAGTAAACTTTATCAAGTGATTTGTAATTACTAATTTCAACACCATTGATCAACATTCCAGTTGTTCCTGGAATTGTTTCTTTCCCTGGACTCTTTATTTCAGATTGAAGTGGGAACTTTTTAAGAACCTTTTGCACACCAATCTCATCAAACCTCTGAGAATATAGAGTGAATGTTTGTGTGTCTAATCCAGATTCTGGAACTCTAAACTTTAATGGAGTTAATCCAACAAAAGATGGTGAAGAATACAGTTTGATTTTCTTACTATCGGAAGGAAGAACTTCCACATAGTAACTTCCTGTTTCAAGACCTACAAGTGCTACGGAATTTGGTTGGTAGTAAACTCTATCTCCTGTTATAAATGGTGCAGCATCCGTAAAACCTATTGTGTCATATTCATCATCAGAATTTCTGTTGAATAAATTGTCTACCGAAGATATATTTGCAGTCTTGATATCCGCAGTTATAGTATGTCTATAATCAAAAGAACTATCTATCTCGGATGATGGTAATGAATTTGACGCAACATATGCATATTTTTCACCATCAGAATATAAGTTCTGTACATCAGAAGTAATCAAACCATTCCCATATTCAATGGAAACGCCAGAACTACTTGCAGTATTAATTTTTCTTCTCAGATCATACTCTTTTCCGGATTCTACTGAGAAAGATCCTCCGCCTATTTCTACAGTATTATCTGAAATAATCTGAGTTATTCTTGGATCATCTGATGAGTTTACTAATGTATCCGAATCTCTTACAAGAAGTTCTACTCTATCACCAACTTTTAGACTGGATCTATCAATATTACTTGCTAAGACATAATTAGAACCAGTACTCAATACTTTATATCTGGAAGCAGTATTGTAAATCCAAGAGTTTGCAAAAATCTCCTTTTGTGTTTTATTCTGGGGATTTTTGATTAGATCGCCAACATTTTTAATGCTGATAATGTCATTTTCAGAAACATTAATATTTTCTGTTGATGGGGTGAATTTGGATAAAACACCAAGGACTCTGAACTCTACCTTTTTGGAAGTATCTCCATTTTCATATCCAAAATAAGTATCATTATTTCTAACTAACGAATTCTTTGCAATGGATTCTTCTATTCCACTACAACCCAAGAATTGATTTAATGACTTGTTGGTATATGTTATTGTATTATTCCCACAAACCAATGTTCCACTTTCTGGGAAACCTATGGTAGAATCGACAGTAACTACTGTTGATGATATTGAGGAATCTGCTGTTGTTTTCGTGTTTGGAGTTATTGTAAAATTGCCTAAAATTGTTGGATACTCATCATTTCCAACAAAAAGAGATGCTTTATAGTATTGTTTATTGTTTCTGTTAAATGATTCTATCGATGAAAGAGAGGCGCTAGTAGAAGAATCGGTAGATTTTACTACTGTCTGTCCAACCAAATTTCTTGGATTAGAACCAGAAATAACTTCTATCAGAATGACTTCATTCCTTACATATTCTGCGGAAGATGGTTTGATTAAATAATCTTCCAGATTTATAATCTTTGGCGTCTCACCATAAAGAATATTGAATAAAATTCTGAATGATTCTTCAGTTCCCTTTGCCTTGTAGAATGAATTTGCTTCACTCAGGAAATTTCCTACATCTAAACTTGACGTAAATTCAGTTTTTTCTAGACCTGGTGCAATAGAATATTTTAACTTTTGATAGAATTCTTTTAAAAATAAAGAACTTAGATTCTGAACACTGACACCAGAAGAATGTTCTGATGCAGTTGAAGATGAAAATATAAGATCTTCTTGATTTAAATCCTGATGATAATTTGTAATACCACTAAATCCACGGATACATCCAGTAAAAGTGCTTCCACTTATATTAGTATAGGTAATAATTTCATCACCAATCTTTAAAAGACCATACTTATTCGGAAAACCTTTAACACTTGAAACAGTAATACTATCCGCACTCGAACTAATATTAGAAGACAGTGTAGTGCTATCAACAACTACTTCTGGTGTAAGATTGTCTAATTTTAGATATTGATCAAGATTTTCGGCAATATCTATTGGTCCGCCTTGATATTCCTGAGATATGTAATATTGTTTTAAAAACTCAGAAGCATTTGGATTTTCATCCAATATAAAACTTGGAAGTTGGCTCTCAACAATCTGATGAACCTTAACTCTAGATTCAAAACCAGTCTGTATCATATTAGTTTCTTGCTAATTTCCCGTTTGAGTAACTTGACGTATAGTAATTTCTAGTAAACACATTTCCTGTTATTTCATCACCAGAAGCGATTACATCCCTTACCATATTTATCGCACTTTTGGAAATATCAAAAGACAAATAGAGGTCTTTCAATCCAACAACATCATTAGATTCTGGTATAGCCTGAATCTCTATAATTCCATTTCCTTTTACCGTTGATGTTATGTTAACCGTTCCTATTTTAATCTCACCCTTAACATAATCAACTGTTCCTACGTCTTTGGCAACAATAACACCACTATCCTTAACTATTGAAAGAACACCTGTTCTCGCTCCAATCGTTGTTGGGATGTCTGTTAAGTATACTGTGGAAGACTCGCCCGCAATTTTAAATCCTGTTGACTTAATATTTCTTCCTTGAGGATTAACATGAAATTTATTACCAAAACACAACTCATACTGTGCGAATTGATTTAAAGATGCCTTCAAATCTCTTCTAATTCTAATTTTGGTGATATTAGAAGTGATTGCAGTATCAGTTGTATCAATTACACTCAGAACCTTACTGTACTTGAATCTTCCACCAAACTTATTAAGATCTAATGATTCTGAATACTTGGTCAGACTATTGACCACATTAGTCTTTAATGAATCTACACTAGAAACTTGGGAGTAGTTATAATAAACAGCAGAGTCTATCTCAACATAAAGGATTTTGAGATCTATAATTTTTGGATTAATTCCTGAAACGGTATACTGTTTCAATTGACTTAGAATTCTTGACTTATTAAAATCAGAAACAAAACTTCCATTTTTTGGTTTAATACTCAGAACCACATTGCCATATTCTGGTGGATCTAATTCTTCACCACCAATCACGGCAACAGACTCTGTTTCTGGATATATTCTCTTTACGATTGCCTCATAGTCTCTGGAAGTTACTGCTCTGTTCTGGGCAGAATATACTCTTGGAGCATAATATTTTATAGAATCAATCGGTTCTATATTCGATCCATTTTGTGATGCTTGATTCGTTGTTATTGTAATTGTTCCTGGATTTATTAATTTATCATTTGCAGTAATAACACTTCCAGAGAATGTGAAAACGCTAGCACCATTTCCATCTTCCCCATCAGTAATGATGTAATTTGCCGTAATTACAGTTCCATCAGATCCAACAGCGTCTCCAAGCTTCTTGCCAATAATTCCATCACCGAATTTTATTTCATACTTTTCATCTTGAACTTCCTGTAGAATATAAATTCTAGAATCTGCGGTAGTATTTAAAATATTGTCAATCAGACTATATTCAATTCCTAGTCCACTATCATTTGTTTTTCTAACATAAACAGAAAGAGTGGATGTATCGATGAAGGAATTGTTTAAAATAAATCTCTGGTCCAGAGATCCATCATAGACAAATTGCTTCGTAAGATAAGTTCCCTGATAAACTTGCACCTCATTAAATGATGCAACACCATCAACAACATTAGCGGTTACATCTTCTGGAATTGAGAAGGTATATGTTGTGTTATTTGCCGTTCCTACACACACTAGACCCCTCCTGAGGGTTAGTGTTGGTGTGTCTTCACTAGTTGATACCGTAAAAGAAATCGTTGCTCTTGCTGCCGTTCTTGAACGAGGCACATAACCAATATTTCTTGCGAGAGATACTACATTTTCACGAAGAGTTGCCGAATCTAAGAACGATTCATTCACAATCATATTACTGTTGAATGCAGTAATATAAGTGTTATATGCCAGTGTATCAATTAAAACAGAAAAGTTTGATCCCTCAAAATCAAAGTCGCTAAATGTTGAATTAGCACGGAGATAATCTTTGATTGAAGTCTTTATCTGGTCAAAATCTAGATTCGTGAATTTTGTAAAGGGCATCTTATCTTGCTGCCTCTAATAGGAACGTATACTCTTGTGTTGGAAACTCTTGTCCAATAATATCAAAAATGACAGTTACATTAAATGTATTTTCATCTGGTTGAGGGTCTACTTCAACGACTACATTATCAACCCTCGGTTCAAAGTTTTCAATTGCAACTAATATTTGACTTTGAATGACAGAAGCAGTACCAAAATCAACAAATTCAAATAAACTATCCCTCACATCAGATCCCAACAATGAATTAAAAAATCTTTCTGTGGGAATAGTTTCAACAATATTTCTTACGGATCTACGAATCGCATTCTCATTTTTTAATACCTGAAGATCCTTTGTCACTGGATGTGGAACAAAGGATAAACTGATGTCTTTAAATGATCTGGATACCCTTTGTTCTGCCATTAGTATAGAGTTTTCTTGATTTTATTTATATTTACTCATGCCACCTTTCAACAAAATCATCAAAACCATGAGCACCACCGCATGGACGCTCTAAACGATCGTCTGGAATTGGGTAGAGTTCCTCATTTTGAGCAATTTTTTTCTGTTTTGATGCTTTTCTAAGATATTTTTCACTTTCTACTTCTGTAATAAGGGTCATTCCTTGTTCTATGAACAGTTCTCCCTTGTCAACCTGGTGATGATTTCCCATTTTAGCTCCTGTTTTGTTAAAAACAGAACTTTTAGAGGGGTTGCTATCCCTTATCGGTATTTATTTCCCGCTCTTTGGCAGTTTTCCAGTGATATTCATCCTCATTTCCCATTCCAAGACGATCATAACCACATTCTACCTGATAATATTGAGTAGAAACTTTAAAATCAGGCATTTTTGGTTCGACAGGAGTCAAACTATTGTCAAAAATACGCAACCTATTGTTTGGATACAGTGCATATTGTCCATTTTCAAGTTCAATCAAGTTATGTGACTTATGTTCGGCAGGATTTTCACTCGTTGCCCAGTCTACCATGTCTGGATCACGATGATAATTGTCGATTGTACACACATAAGTGCCTTTTTGGATACCAAAGTCGCGTGTATAGCACTCAAAGTCCATACTTCCGATGAATTTCTTGTCAATACTGACTACACCATAGTCCATACAGTTCCAAAACTGTAAATTTGGTAGGTCCATGTCTGGACTAGGTGTTTCCGGCGACGAGACAAACGCGCTAATGGGTAATTTGTCATACATTGCCGCATATTCTGGCAAATAGGTCTCAAAATAAAAAGCGCGTCCAGGAATCGACTTAGCCGAAACCCAAACGCCCTTAACAAATTCACCGTGCCCACTCTGATGATCTGTAAGATATTCCTTACGAACCCATACTTCTATTGATGGGAGATTGGTGATTAAACAACTCATCCTTTTCCTTGTCCGCGATACTTCTTTCTAGCTTTATTACGAGAAGACGCTGCATACTTAGTATGAGAACCTGCTCCTTGACGAGTTTTCTTGGGCACACCTTCTACATAACCGCCACCCTTACGCATAGCCATAATTAATACCTCTTAGTAATTTTAGTTTCAAGATCTTCAGGTCTTGGAGAACCTGTCTGATAAAACTCTATCGACAGGTCCTCCATAATATCGAAATATTCCTCCTCTGTCAAGTTGGAATACAGTTTTCGTCCCTTACAATAAATGCTGTAAGTTTCGCCAGCCATATCAAATCACTCTTGTCTTCTCGTGACCGACTCTAATGCGAGGATCGCACCAGATTTCAAATCCTGCCTCTTTTGCATCCAGGCAGAATGATACATCTTCTCCACACATATCTTGTACTGCACCAGATTCAAAGACTTGCATCTTTGGTGCAAACCAGGGATATTTCATAGCCTCATGTTCAAAAACACCGTGCTTGATCATTAACCATCCAAATCCTGCATAGTCAACAGTAAATGGTTTACGACGCTTTGAAATGCTCTCAAGTGTTTCGTGATTCATGACTCCACCATTATTTGAGAAGTCTTCCTCATCTAACCAGTGTGCAACAGAAGTCGTCCGCCCGTCTTCGGTACAATACCATCCACTGGCAATATCCTTATCCATCAGAACTAACTGATAAAACTTTTCAGTATTAAAAACAATATCACTATCGATCCACAACTGATAATCATATTTTAATTTGCCGTCCCAGGGAATTTGATCTGGTCCTCGCAGTACATTAGCTCCAAGACACTTGCATCTTGCAAAGTTCACCATGGAAGAATAATCCTGCGAAATCTGGATGCTTGCTCCCGCTTGTACAAGGTCAAAACAGAGTTGTACAAAGTTCTTTAAGTAAGTGTAAGAGACCCCACGTCCGGGAAGACAGAAAACAATTGCCTTCCCTTTAATCATCTCTTTTGCCTTCTCATAATCCCATTCTTCTTTGGATTGTGAGGCGGCTGGGGGTTTTGCTTTTACGGTAAATCCTTTAGCCATAATAGAGTGTAATTACTTCATTATCATACAGTACTATCTATGTGATGTCAATCTTCCTTGATTTCAGTTATCACTATACAATCTCCCTCAACTTCCATGTTCACCTGTGTGCCCTCATACCATCCAAAATCATTCAGGACCCACTCGGGAATATTAATATAATACTCCCCGGTTATAGGGTCAACTTCTACGGTCGTAAAATTTTCCTCCGGATTTTTTTGCATCTCGTTGTTTTCGTTCATTGATTTTATATATGAGCTTTAAGAATTTAGAGGTCGATCGTAACACTTTGTAGGTTAGGGTAGTTGGAGGTTTTTATATACACGGCGGCGACCCCGCCC